AGCATGATTAATGGTACAGCGTGGCGGTTGCAGCCTGCGGGGTCAGATGCGGGGTTGCTTGAGTATGGCACGATTGTTACCCATACGACATCGACATCCTGTGTTGTGATTCCCGATTTTGAAACGCCGATTGCCGTAAACGATCAGTTCCTTATGTGCCCGTGGAGCGTGGACGGTTGCGACGGGACGGACACCACGGATGGTGGAATTGGGGTGCAGACAACCACCTTGTTTTATGAGGCTGATGCCACGGTTGCTAGCGGAGGTACTGGTATTGCTGTTAGGGTTACTGGCCTTCGCCTGCGGAGCGCGACGGATTCGGAAGTGGAGTTTTCCATTTTGGTTTCGCACTTCCTGCATCAATAGTGCATAGGCCAATAGGCAATTAAGCTATGGGCAAGCGTGGCTGCCTAAGAGGGCCACGCACTCCAAACCATAAGGAGTTTTAACATGACTGCTACCAATGCGAATTTTGCTGATCTATTAGATCCGCGATTCAACAGAATTTACAACGAAACCTACAAGGATCTCCCCGATTACCGTTCCCGCTACTATGATGTACAGCGGGCAAAGCTCTACACGGAGCGCGTGTCGAGTGTCGGGACTTTCGGAGATGTTAGCCAGTTTACCGGATCGGTAAGCTACGATGATGTTTACCAAGGATACGACACGACCATTACCCCGGTTGAGTTCTCCAAGGGGTTCCAGATCGAGCGGCGCCTTTTCGAGACCGATCAGTTCAGCGTGATGGACGGGAAGCCCAAAGGGTTGGCCCGTGCCATGAACAGGCGCTACCAGATTGACAGCACTCGCGTTTTCAACAATGCGTTTGCCGTCGATAATTTCTTCTACACCAACTCGGAGAACGTGGCACTGTGTTCCAATAGCCACACCACGACTTCGGGTGACACCACTGCGTCAGGGTTTGACAACCTCGTTACCACGTCCCTTAGCGCAACATCCCTGGCCGCGGCCAGAATCCAGATGGTTGGCTACCGTGGCGACCGGGCGGAAAAGATTTCCGTCATGCCCGACCTGCTCGTTGTTCCTCCGGGGCTTTACGAGACGGCGTATGAGATCGTCGGCTCCAAGGGCAAGGTGGATACTGCCAACAACAATGCCAACGTGCATTACGGGCAGTATGAAGTCATTGAGGAAATCTATCTCAGTGACACCAATAACTGGTTCCTGATCGACTCCGGCCTGATGAAGTCTGAGGGCTTTGTTTGGATGGGGGCGGTTGATCCAGAGTTTGCTTTTGTCGAGGACTTCGACAGCCTGATCGGAAAATGGCGCGTGTACTGCGTTCATGCCAATGCGTGGGTGAACTGGCGCCATATCCTCGGGGCTAGCGTGAGTTAATGGCGAGAGAAATCTTCATGGGTCGGTGGGCCACTGCGGCTCGCCGGCCCGTGAAAGAAGGTAGGTGAACGTGGCTAATAAATACCACAGTGACATTCCGATGGACTCGAACGAAGCCTCAAAGCCGCCTTCACCGGGAAACCGGGGCACGGCGGCTGTGGCTTTCAAGAGCGAGAAGACGGCTGCCTGGAAGACGAGCATAGGCAAGGGCAGCAAAAACATTAACAAGGTTGGATGGGCCAAGGTTAAGCACTCGGCCAAGACGACCATATAGCCCTTACAATCCCGGCACGGGCTAGCGCGTGGAACGGGTATAAGGCAAGCGTAAGGAGAGAATACGATGGGTTTTATTACGAAATACGGATCATTCTGGGGGCAGTTGCCCGTGACTTCTGGCAGGATCTTTTGGGTTGCGAACTCTGCCACCTATACGGTGGAGGGACGTTCTTATACGGCGAGTGATGGCAACGACGGGCTTTCGCCCGAACGTGCCTTTTTGACCCTGGACTATGCCATTGGCCAATGCACAGCCAACACCGGCGACGTGATTGTGCTTCTTCCCGGTGCGCATAGTTGGACTGCGACGGTGGCGATTGACGTGGCCGGCATTACCATTACCGGCCTGCCGCGCGGTTCGCTCTCGACCGGAAGTGACCACGGTCCCGGCGCATTGCGCCATGCGGCCAGTGTTACCACGTCGGCTGCGGCTACCGTGCTTACCGTCACGGCTGCGAACACGGAGATTGCCTACATCCACGTAATTCCGGTTACGGCCCAGGCGGGTATCGACGTTGGCGCGGCAAACGTCAACATTCACGATTGCACCTTTGATATGGCGACCCCCGCCGAGAGTACGTCAACCTTCGGTATTTCGATTACGGCGGCAACCAGCCTGCTCCGCGTTGCTAATTGCTACGTGTCCAGCGACGGTTCGCAGGGTGGGTTTATCGACGATTCAGCAGGCAGCGATACTATCACGCTTACCAATTCCGTGATCGAGAATTGCACGGTACAGCTTAGCGGCACTTCCGCATGGGCCGATGTTATGGTGTTCGCGTCGGGGGCGTCTAACGTGGTTATCCGCGATTGCGACTTTAATCACGTTTCAGGGGCGATTATGACCGACGTAATCGACCTGACGGGGAACACGAAGGACTACGGTATCCTGGTTACGCGGTGTATCGTGCCGGTTGGGTCGGACGGTGTGCAGGCATCAGCCACAAGCGACGTGCAGCTTGCCATCAACTATATCGCAACGATTGAAGCTGGTACTGGCGGAACGCTGGTTAGCTAGGAGGCTTATGCAACACGTTACCAGTCAGCATCCGATTGGAACGGTCATGTTCGCTACCGCATCTCTTTCGCGGTACACGGAGTTCTGGATGAGTCTGGAGGCACTTCAGGTGCCTTCAGGCTCACGCCTGGTTGCTAGCCGTGGAGCAGACATTCCCCATCAGCTCAACGAGGGGGTCCGCAACATGGCCGGAGAGTGGGTGTTTATCCTGGGCGACGATCATACTTTCGATCACGACATCCTGTTAAAACTGCTGGACCGCAACGTTGATGTTGTGCAGCCAGTGATTTCCAGGCGGGACTCGCCATTTGCCCCTATCCTCTTGCACGGTCCCTTGGCGCCCATGATGAAGCGATACCAGTGGACAGAACTGCCAACTTCAGGGCTGTTCCGTTTACCTAAGAACGATCCTACGGGACAAGCGGGGATGCTCGTTCGTCGTCCCATCTTGGGCCGGATTGGTGATCCGTGGTTTGAGGCCGGACAGCTTACCCCTGGACGGCTCATGGAGGATATGTTTTTCATCCAGAAGCTACACGACATGGACGTACCCGTGTTTGTCGATTGCGATTTGGCAATGGGACACGTCGCAAACATTTCTATCTTGCCGCAGAAGTACAACGGGCGTTGGTACGCAGGCTACAGGCATAAAGGCAAAAGTGTTTTGTGGGATGAACCTCCGATGGAGGAGCTTCCCAGAAATGTCACTGTGCAGGAACCGAGCCAGACGGTGGCGGTTGGGCCAAACGGAGCAATCCATGCCTGACATTCACCCTACTGCGATTGTGTCGATGGACGCCAAGATAGGCGCGAACGTCAAGGTGTGGTCCCATGCGGTAGTTGGGCAGTGGGTCACTCTTGGCGACAACGTGGTGATCGGGTCGAGCGTGTATATCGGTTGGGGAAGCACCATCGGGAACGGGAGCCGTATCCAGCATGGGGTATTCTTGCCCAATCATTCGTTACTTGGAGAAAACGTGTTTATCGGTCCCAATGCGACGTTTACCGACGACAAGTATCCAGTGGCGGGGAATATCCACTATACCCCGGAGCCGCCCGTGTTAGAGGATGGGGGTTCGATAGGTGCAGGGGCGGTTGTCCTGCCTGGGGTTATGATCGGCAAGGGGGCAATGGTAGGAGCGGGGGC